GCACGCTGAAATTTATGCCACAGAATCATCTGACAGAGCTTTTGAAGAAGAAGTAATGTTAAGTGGTTTTGCAAACGCACAAGTAAAAGGTGAAGGTTCTGGAGTTTCATTTGATGAAGCACAGGAAACTTTCACAGCTCGTTACACTCACGAGACTGTAGCTTTAGCGTTCGCGATTACTGAAGAAGCAATCGAGGACAACTTGTATGATAGACTTGCGTCTAGATATACAAAAGCTTTAGCTAGATCTATGAGTAATGCTAAACAAGTAAAAGCAGTTGAACCACTAATTCAAGGTCTTCCTACTACGGATGGTTTTGATTCAGGTGACGGTGTTAGTTTATTTAACACAGATCACCCAACGGTTGCTGGTGTTTTTGCTAATACTTTAGCAACTCAAGCTGACCTTAACGAAACTTCATTAGAACAATCTTTAATAGATATTGGTCAAATGAGTGACGAAAGAGGTTTAAGAATTGCTGCTAGAGGAGTAAAAATGATTATTCCTTCTGAGCTACAATTCACAGCTGAAAGATTGATGAAGTCTCAAGGTAGAACTGGAACAGCTGATAACGATATAAACTCAATCGTATCTATGGGAATGATTCCTCAAGGATACAGAGTCAACAACTATTTAACTGACTCAGATGCGTTCTATATCATTACAGACGTGCCTAACGGTATGAAAATGTTTAACAGAGCACCATTGACTACAGCTATGGAAGGCGACTTCGATACTGGCAATGTAAGATACAAAGCTAGAGAAAGATACTCTTTTGGAGTTTCTGACCCTAGAGGTATCTTTGGCGTTGAAGGTGTATAATTAATACTTTTTTTGTGGCGGGACATTGTTCCGCCACAATTGACAAATAGAAAGACAAAACCATGACAAAATTTACAGTAAATATTTGGGCGTATAATCATCACGCTAAATTTAACGTAGAATCAGAAGATTCCCCAACATCACTAGAACAATCTATCCTTGACAAACTTGGAGAAAACAGTATAGTTTGGGAAAACCTTGGAAATAGTTATAATGACAAGGTAAATAGAATAACCTATGAGGAGGTTGTTGATGATACAAGACCTATACAAACAAAAAAGGTCCTTGGAGTTGAAGTGGGAACAGGAGCATATTGACAACAATAAATATACTCTTGAGATGGTCAGAATTGATGACAAAGTTAAACAAGTCATTACTGAGATCAAGCTTGAAGAAGCTGCTATTGCACATAGACAGAATAACGTTGAAGGTGCGGCTCCACAAGTTTCTGTAGCTACTTAATCAAAAGCTACATCGCTGAAATGCATAAATACCGTAGGCTCTCTTGCACTCTATTAAAAAATAACATATAATATTTTCACTATACATAAATTAATATTCTGCATAGACGCAGTATAGTCGACGGCCTAGAGACTATGTAGAATTTAACTAGGAGAATAATCATGGCAAACACAACCTTTTCAGGACCAGTCATTTCTAAAAATGGCTTTGTAAATACAGGTCCTGGTATGACTGTTAGCTTAACAGCTGACACTACATTAACAGTCGCTACACACGCTGGCAAAATTTTACTTACAAATGATGCAGACGGTAAATTTACTTTACCTTCAATCAATGTAAATGCAAATGGAGCATCAGCAGGTGATAATGACGTTAACAACTTAAATAACATTGGTGCAACTTTTCACTTTGTAGTGGAAACTGCTGCAACTGATATGGACATCAAAACAGATGGTACTGATAAATTTGTTGGTGGTATCATGATAGCAGTAGATGATGGTTCTAAAAAAGCTTTCATTCCAGCTGCAACTAATGATGTTATAACTATGAATGGTTCTACAAAAGGTGGAATTCTTGGTAGTGTGGTATCTTTCACAGCGATCGATACAGGTACATATTTGGTTCACAATTCTTTATTGCTTGGATCAGGTACAATAGTAACACCATACGCAGACGCATAATAATTAACTCGGAGTGCCTGGTAATGCAGGCACTCTTTAATAGGAGGAAAAAACATGGCAGACACAGTATTAAATACAACTGTATTCGACGGATCAAAAAAACTAATAACTCACTATAATGTGGTTTCTGATAGTTCTGGAAGCACAACTAAAATAGTTGACGTTTCTACATTAGCATCAAACAATGGTAAAACTTGCAAAACTGTAAGACTAAACAAAGTTAGTTTTAATGTTTCAGTAACAGCACCAGCTGATGCAATTAGAATGCAATGGGATGCAACAACAGATGTTGTATTTCAAACTTTAGCAGGTGAAATGGAATACGATTACACATCTTTTGGTGGATTAAAAAACACTGATGCTAGTGGATTCACTGGTGATGTAAACGTTGTTTTACCAGCTTGTACCGCAGGAGATACAGGTACAATTGTTTGTGAATGGATTAAAGTTTACGAATCGTAGGAGTATAAATGGCTAATACCACTTCGGGAACAGCAACGTTCGACAAAACTTTTTCTATTGATGAAATAATAGAAGAATCATTTGAACGTATAGGACTACAAGCTGTTTCAGGAAATCAGTTAAGATCAGCAAGAAGATCTCTTAATATCTTATTTCAAGAATGGGGTAATAGAGGTATTCATTATTGGGAAGTTTCAGAACTTGATCTCGATTTAATTCAAGGACAAGCTGAATATAAATTCTTTAGATCAAGTGGTGATGGTACAAGTGCTACTTCAAATCCTAATGGTATTTATGGAATGTCCGATGTCCTTGAAGCACAATTAAGAAACAATAGAACAGCAACAACTCAATCAGACAGTCCTATGACAAAAGTAGATAGATCTACTTATGCAGGTTTTTCAAATAAACTTTCACAAGGAACACCTAATCAATATTGGGTTCAAAGATTTATTGATTATGTAAGTATTAATATTTACCCTACACCTGATTCTACTAATGCATCTAAAGATATGCATTTTTATTATATAAATAGAATTCAAGACGTAGGTGATTATACAAATGCTGGAGACATACCGTTTAGATTTGTACCTTGTATGACTTCAGGATTAGCTTTTTATTTAGCACAAAAATATCAACCACAATTAGTTCAACAAATGAAATTATACTATGAGGATGAATTAGCTAGAGCATTGGCCGAAGATGGTTCAGCTTCAAGTACGTTTATTACACCTAAAGCTTATTACCCAGGAACTTAATGTCTAAGTACGCAGTAGGAAAAAATTCAAAAGCAATATCCGATAGATCAGGTATGGAATTTCCATATAGAGAAATGGTTAGAGAGTGGAATGGTTCTTTTGTACACTACACAGAGTTTGAACCAAAGCAACCACAACTCGAACCGAAATCAATGGGAGGTGATGGTGTTGCATTATTAAATGTTAGACCAGATAGAACAGAATTTCCAACTCCTGATTTTTTACCTAACAATCCTTTTTCTATAACAAGCGGAACCAAAAAAATGACCGTAAGTTTTCCTGATTACTCTACAGAAGCTCAAGGAGGAGAATTAAGTTATGTGAGATTTCAAGGTGTTAAAAGTGCTGTTGGTGCTAGATCAATAGAACAAATAGAATTATCCTCTACACTTAATGCAAATATTTCTGCTGCAGCTACTTCAATTACTTTATCTGCTGGAGATGGTTCTTCTTGGTTGCCATCAAATAGCTATGTAGTAATTGAAAAAATAAATAGTGAAACAGGTAGATATGACAATGAAGTTGTTTCTTATGTAAGTGTAAGTATTCATATAGATACAGGTATAGTAACTTTAAGTAATTGCGTTCGTGGAACGGCTGCTCCTTTTAGAGGAGAAACTTTTCCTAATACTACTGCAAGTTCTCATTTAGCAGGTGCTAAAGTTTTTGGGTGTCGTCTTGTTTCAATAGATCCAGATACTGTTGTAACAGGTGCACAACCAGCAACTATACAACAATATAATAGATTTACTGTTGACATGATTCAAAATTCAACGTCAACAGCAACAGGTGGCGGTTTACAGTGTACAGTTGGTCCACTAAATGATAGAAGTTAATTATGATAAATAAAATTTGGAATTGGATAAAACAAGCTATTACACCTCATAGACAAAAAGATGAGCATCTTGAATTTTATGAAGATGTACCAGAATCAGATGTTCCTGTGCATGTAGAAGAAACGGCTAAACAAAAAAAGATACGTTTAAAACATAAAGGAGATGTTAAATAATGGCTTACACTTTAGCAAACTTACAAGATGATATTAGAAACTACACTGAAGTGGATGATGGTGTTTTTACAACAGGTATTTTAAATACTATAATTAAAAATGCTGAGAACAAAATTTATAGAGAAGCAGACTCTGATGATAATAGATATTATGCAACGTCTGCATTAGTTAGTGGAAATAGATATGTAACTATACCAGGTGATTTA